AAACTTCTTAGGTATCTCATGATTTTCAGATATATCATTAACAATATCCTTAATTAGTTCACGTTCAGCTTCAATTCTAGTCATTGAGTCTGAAATTTCAGAAATAGCATCTTTTACTTTTTTACGATCAGTTGGTGTAGAAATCATCAGTTTCCTTTAGGGGCAAATATTAAAACAAGTACAAAAGTGGATAACCAAGTTTTGAAGGTCAAATCAATCATAGCACTTGGAAATAAAACATTAACAGAATCTATAACGGCAATTGGAATAAAAAGAACCAATAAGAGTGCCAATAATAATACACCCATTTCTTTCATATGGATATCTCAATAACTGAATCCCAAGTAAAAGAACGCCACTTCTGTTTTTCAGTATCCCAAACAACTTGAATTGATTGGTCGTACATTTCTTTTTTCTCTTCAAAATTTATTTTAATTCTATCGGCAGGTATCAAGTTTTTATTCAGTGTACATATTATAGATTTTTCAATACCCTTTTTACTATATGTGATGGAAACTTTACCTAACTCTAACAAGTTTTGTGCCATCTCCTTATTTTCAATATCATCAACTTCAAACATCATCTATCCTCTTTTTACGATTATATAATTTTTTTGATTTGACTATTTGCATCTTGAACCTTGGAGTTCTTAATGACTTTGCTACTGGATTTTTCATGCCCCACACCATTGAATGTTTTTGTAAGAATCAGCTTGGAAAATATTACCACGAGCAAAATTCTTAGCAGGAGCTTTCCAACTTGCTGCCTTTAAAATATCACCCTTTTTAAATTTAGGTCCATCTTTTTTAACGATAAAAGTATGGACAGAAGTTTTGGTCATAACTTTAATATAAGCACTACCTTCTTCAAAACTCAAAGTTTCTTTGAAGTCTTTCATTCTTGCTTCTGCTAATTCTTTACTCATATCGGTATTGCTATACCAGTTGTTAAAATTAGTAGAGATAAAATTCAAGTAGTTTTCAATTTCGTTTTTCATTATATAGTTCTCATTTATCAAAAAGTAAGACTCATTATAAAGTATTTAATTTAAAAAGTAAAGGTTTATTTTTCATCCTCTTCAGTTTGTTCCATAAGCCACTCATAATCAGACTCAAAGTTCGCAAACTCTTTTATATCATCATCAATATTTTCCCAAGTTCCTCTATCGGTTAAATCATATTCATGATAATCGTCTTCTTTACAAAAGTTACCAGCAAAACCTTGTCCTGGTTCATGATAGTATGCATTGACTTCCCAATCATTTTTAATCATCCATTCATATAATGCAATAGGAGGACACCAAGCAGTTTCGAATGAAACGTTAATTTCATTTTCATCTCGGTAATAATCGTATATTCTAGCCTCCCATTTAGTACCCCAGTTTTCAAGATTCCAATTATACCAATTGTCTTCTTCCTCTAATGGTATAGGTCTAATTGTATTAAATAGTTCTTCAGAACCTTCATCTGGTAAAAGAACTGCCTCAAGAGCATCAATCTTAGTTATGTCTTCGTTCTTAAATGTAGCATAGTTATCGCACCAATTTGGCATATCAATTCTCCAGGATTAAAGTTTTTTGTTTGATTAATTCTAATATTTCTTCTATTGTTTCTACATAATAGTCTCGCAACTTAGGTTTGTATCCAGAATTAATTGAATATGTACCCATAATAGAACCATCCGAAATTGTTACCAATTCTATAATTTTTTCTTTTGGGATAAAGAAGAAATCTATTTTATCCGAAATTGTATTATAAAGTGCTGCAACTATTGGAGCCTCTTTAAACTTACCACTCTTTTTACTTTGAACTCCTGGTATCCTAGCAGAACCCATTGGACTAACACCACCAGTTTTCCATTCCATAAAGATCCCATCTTTAAAAGCATCATTTACATCATTTATCTTATCAGTTTTAGTAAATCCAGATAACATATTCATAGTTTTTTCAAACAAATATGGTATATTATATTCTAAAGGATCTATAAGAGCCTCGATTTGTGATTCTTCAGAAAAAAATTTAGGGTTATATATGAATATAAAATCTTGTAGAAATGCTTGTTCTTTAGTTCTTTTGTTGTATAAATTCGCTCTTATTTCATAAGTGATTGCTCTTTTTTCGCTCACGCATTCTTTACAGGAATAAGCATAACCACTTTTAACCCTTACGTCTATAGAAAATTCTTTTAACGATTTTATTGTGTTACAATTAGAACATTCTTTCATAATATATTCTCTCAATTTCAAATTATAAGTTATTATAAAGCATCTAAATTAAAAAGTAAAGGTTTATTTTATCTTTTTTGATGTATCAGCAACTTCTTTATCGTTTCTTACTTCAAGGAAAACAGGAAGGAATAATGACTCTTCACCATTTGTATTTTTAATTCTAGCATTATACTTTACAGATATGATTTTGCCATAATAATTAGAAATTCTATAGTGAATTTTCAATTTATATAAATACATCATATAACTAATAATGTTATATGTCAAGCAATAAAAAAATGCCAATCACGATGCGTCAACATCTATTGGCTCTAATCATTCTTACAATAAACAGGAGTCTATAATGACCAGCACAACTATTTATACTTCATTAGAAGGAAGAACCCCATATACATATTATATTAAATGGAAAGCATTTGGCATATCTTATTATGGATCAAGTTATAGTAAAAAATGCCACCCTTCAAAATTATGGAAATCATACTTTACAAGTTCCAAATATGTAAAAGAATTTAGAAAAACTCATGGCGAACCTGATATTATTAAAATAACAAAGATATTTGATAACATAGAAAGTTGCCGAGAATGGGAAAATACTTTTCTAATAAAAACTAAAGCATGTAAAAATAATAAAATGTTAAATCGTTCTAATCCAGGAGCATATGGTAAAAGTTTATTCAAACCATCTAAATTGCCTGGAAATGCTGGAGCAAATGCCTTAGTCAATGATATCATAAATCAAATGTGTTTAACATTAAATATACCTAACATAAAATATCCAACTGGCAATAAAGGTAGATTTTGGGTAAATTATAAACATATAATTAAAATATACTTTTTATCGCAAGAAGAACGATTAGAATTTTTAACTTACAACCCTGCTTGGTCTAGTGGTAGGACTACTAAAGAACAAAAAGAAAAACTTTCTATTGGTAATAAAGGTAAATCCAAACCACTCAGAACAAAACAACATTGTGAAAATATAAGTAAATCTACAAAAGGTAAAACAAGTATAGGATCCGGACCTAAAGGAAAATTAAGATATCATAATTACGAAATTGAAATTTATGTTTCCATAGAAGATATTGTTCCAATAGGATTTATAAAAGGCAGACTTCCAGATAAATATGGTAATAAAAACTTTGGTTTAGAAATGATAGAATTAAAGAATTCTATCAAAAGAGTCCGCTAAATCCTGATCAGTTCTTACATATTCAAATACAGGCAAAAATAAAGACCACTCTCCAGTTTTTGCCTGTATTTTAGCATTGTATTTGATAGATACAATTTTACCATAATATTCTGATGGGGGCATATTTCTTTGTTCATCTGAAAACCCTGATCCAATATATACTTTTATTATGCCATCGGCTGATTCACAATAAAGTGAACCAATCATATCAACATATTTACCAGTTCCACCTATAACGCTAATGACTTGTAGTGAAGTATCATTAATTGCTTTAAACTTGATTTGTCCTTTGGATCTTTTGTTTTCCCATAATGAGTTTGGATCTTTAAGAATGATACCTTCATCGCCATCATCAAGATAGTTTTGGAATATTCTTTGAGTTTGTTCTAAAGAATCCACCTCAAAAGTTTCTACTAAATCAATTTTCATTAATTTAAATTTACTTAATTTATAAATAAGATTTTTTAATCGCCCAAATCTATAACTGTAAGGTTGATCACATTTACCAGCAATGAAATCTTGATATGGAATTTGATCCCATAGAGTGGCAAACACTCTATCTGCTTCTTCTTTTGATATAGTTCCTTTTACTGCTTTGTTTAGAATACCATTACCCGTTTGACGGTCACATATCTTGCCATTTGAATCTGTTTCAACTGTATCATATACCAGAAGTTCACCATCAAATACAATGTCTTTATGATCTGCTAATTCGATAAATTCTTCTTCAAGACTACCTAGTAATGAAATCTCTTTACCACTTCTAGAACGAAACTCAACCGTACCATTCTTAACGATGGCATTAAATCTCATACCATCTTCTTTCTTTTGAACGATAGCAGGGAATTTAATCTTATCAACTAACTTTTGTTCAAACCCTGAACATAACATACAAGGAAATTCAGATATTAGATTTGGCCAGACCTTATTAATTGTTGAAGTAGAAACACCACACTTAAGGTCTTTCTGGATAATACGTTCAATGACTTTGGCATCATCTGGTAGAACACTTGATAAAACATAAGTCAAATGATCTATTGCTTTATTACCAGTAACTGTTCTGTCAGATAACTGTTTAAGTTCGCCTAATGCCCATTCAATGCCAAATGTTGTTTTATATGTTTGATCATAAACAGGTATCTTTCTTTGATAGAACTGGGTAAACGGATCATTGGCAAGACGACATACCTCTTTCAAAAGTTCATTGTCTTTATGTTTGGTAAGCAATTCGATTTTGAAGTTACGTGAGTTGTTTGCTTCAAGTTCTTGTAGTATTTCTAGTATCATTATTTCGAAACTCCTACATAGAAGTTACCAACTGCAAATAAGGTGTAACCGATTAATCGGATGTTATGGATAAAATCTTGATTATCGTTGCTGATGATAATAAATTTTTTAATTAGTTTGAATGTAATTGGCTTCATAGTATAGTCTCTCTCAATTTCAAATTATAAGTTATTATAAAGCATCTATTTTAAAAAGTAAAGGTTTATTTATTCCGCCACTCTAAAAATTCTAACAGCATATTTCATGCCATAATATTTCTTTTCGCCTGGAGTTAGAACAGCATTATATCCTTTAGCGCATTTCTTAGCATCCTCTTTCTTATCAAAAGACTTTACCATAATAACACCAGTACCACAATTACCAATTGCTCCACCATAACTAAAAACACCATATT